TCAGCCGTTTCCGACGATACGCCCGGCTGCGTTTACCCCCGCCAGCGCCACGATTTTACCCCCGGCCACGCGATCGGCGATGCCGCGGGCGACCATCAACGCCCGCGCGCGCTTGCTGTAGTGGCGCACCATCTCGGGCGACATGCCCAGCATCGAGCCGACTTCGGTATCACTCAGGCCCAGCTCGACTAGGTAGCAGCAGGCGTTCTTGCGCAGACCGTGGAACGTGAATGTCGCGTCCTCGGCGATCATCTCTCGGGCGCGCAGGTCGGCGAGCACCTCGCGCACCTCGTCCTTCGCCATCAACGCGCGGAGCCGTTCCTGCAGGGCGGCAGTCGTCTTGAACGGCGCGCCGGTGCGCTCATACAGCAGCGTCACCGATCGGCGTGGAAGGCGCGCCAGCTCGTCCAGCCATAGCGGATGCATCGGGATCGCGACGTGCTTGGTGACGCCGCCGCGCCGCACCTTCTGTTGGGTGAAGTCCATGATGCCGTCGCGCACCCAGCCATATTGCATACGGATGCAGTCGCCGATTCGCTGGCCCGAGCAGAGGCCGGTGATGATCGCGAGCCGTGTCATCGGTGTGGCCGCCTCGATCGCCACGCGCAGCAGGTCGGCCGGCCAGGGTTCGTGCTCTCCCGTTTTCAGGATTGGCACCTTGTCGGCCGGGTTGTCGTCGCGCAGCCCGAGCTTGATCGCGTGACGCATCAGCGATCCGAACACGGACAGCCAGACGTTCGCCTTGCCCGGCGTCTCGGCATAGGCGTCGCGCATCTTGAACAACGCCACCGGGCGCACGCCGGCAATCGTCCGGTGTCCGTGAACCTCGGCGATCATGTCGAGATAGCGCGACTGGTTCGTGCGCGTGCGGAGGCTCTTGGCCTTCCATTCGGTGCTGCCACGATAATCGACCACCAGCCATCCCAGCGTGCCGGCGGCGGGGCCGACCCGTTCGGGTGCCGACGTGGACAGCCGCGCATATTCGGCGGCGAAGTCCGGATGGTCGATCGGTGGGAGCCGATGATAGGTGTCTTTCCCGGCGACCTTCCGGCGGAAATAGAGCAGCCCGTTGATGGGCTTGACGTTCTTCAAAGTAAGTCGTCCCACGACCTATCTTCCTCTCTGGCGAGCGCGAGAGGCTGGGACATTCCGAACTGGTTGGCAATGAGGCGGTCGAGCTGCGCGCGCGACCAATAGACGTTCGAGCCCTCTTTTCTGCCGTGCTGGCGATAGCGCGCAAGGAACGACGACTGGCTCTGTCCCATATAGAGACAGGCGACGTCGGCCGTCATGCGCGCGGGCCAGTCCGGCAGGGTCGAGAGCCGCTCGGCCTTCACGGAATCCAGACCTCCTCGACGGCGGCGCGGCGCTCGGCCTGACTGGTGCGGACATAGTGGCGGCGCGTGACGGGCGATCCCGGCGCGTGGCCGAGCAGCGTCTGCAGCAGCGCCTCGCTGTGGCCGTGCGCGATCCGCGACGCGAACCATTTGCGCATCATCTTCGGCGTGAGGCCGTCCGCGGCCGGCGGTGCGTCGTCGCGGTCGAGGAAGTGGCGACGCATGGCCTTCTGCATCGCCGCGACCGTCGGGAACGGGTGCGCGTCGAGCGCGCGGCCGAGCGTCGCGCGAATCCAGATGGCGCGCGCGGTGCGGTTCAGCGGCACCTCGCGGCGGCGGCTCTCGCGCTTCACCTGAAAGTCGGGCCGGCCACCGATGGCGATCGCGTCAGTCGTCGCGTCACGCACCTGCAGGCGTTCGAGCTCGTGCGGCGCGAGGCCGGTCAACAGCATGAACTCGAGCGCGTCGGCGTGGCGCGCCGGCAGCGTGCGCAGATACCACGCGAAATCCTCGTCGCCGGGCAGCGGGCGCTCGATGTTCGGTACGCTCACGATTGGCATCCGAGGCCGATCCGCGAGCAGCCGCTCGTCGATCGCCCACGTCAGGATCTGCGCGAGCAGCGCGACCTCCTCGTGCACCGTGATCGCGGCGCACGTCTGCAGCCGGGCAGCGGCGTACACGTCGATATGGCTCTTGCGCAGGCCGGCGAGCGGGATATCGCCGAGCTGCACGCACAGCGCGCGGCCGATCTTCGCCTGGTTGGCATAGGTGCTGCGCGCGATCGAGCCGAGCGCGGTCAGCCGCGCGCGATATGCGAGCCACTGGTCGACAGTGCCGGCGAAGGTCAGCGGCGATAGGTCAGTCACGGTCAGCAGCGATAGGTCAGTCATGGCCCACCTGTTCGGTGGAGAGGGTGGCGGGGCGCTTGTTCCATGGCTGGAACCGGCGCAATTTTTCAGGCGCAAAGTCCAACCAGTTTCCGGTAAAGGTCAGCGCCCGGTCATCAATGGTCAGCAGTGCGGGCGGCTTAAACCAAGGAAACCGTATGGCCTCATGAAGCCAATCAACGTCATGAACAGGGCTGAACGTTAGTGGCACGTTGAAATGTTCGCGGATGTAGCGACGCATGGCGCGCCGCCCGGCGAGCGATTTGGATCGGGACGAATACACCATCACGCGATAGTGCTTGGTCGCCTCAACCAGATATTCCAGGGTGCCCGCAACTGGCGGATCAGCGGCGATGCCAGCGCCCTGCCACCCGCTAGTATAGCTGTGGATAACGCCGTCGAAATCAAGGCATAAGATTGGCTTAAGCACGGTCAGGCCCTCCCTTGCGGCTTCAGGTCGACGACTGGCGTAAACTGGCGAGCGCAATCCTCTGCCGTTTCGCCGTAGACGATGATACACTCGCCAGTGATTCCGTGATCCGCCATGTTAAAGCGGATTGGCTGGCCATTTTTTAGCCGGTCTATATTCCCCGCCTCCAAGCCCACAATTAGTAGTGGGCGACCATCAGCGGTCTTGCCGTGAGCGCGCATCATGCCTGTTCCACCTCCCCCATAGCGGGCGGGTGAAGGGCGAGGATGGCGTCGGCTCGCTTTCCGCCATCTGCTGCAAGCGCCTGTCGTCCTGCGTCTCCTTCGCTATGGATCAAGCGGCAAAGACGAGCCTGCTCACCATACCATGCGAGGGCTTCGCGAACGGGATTTGCTGCGGCCTTCTCGCCGAGCGCCAATCCTAACTTGAAGGCGCGTGCCCATGCCACGTCGCTGGCGTCTGCCTCCGCCATGATCTCGTCATCCGACAACGCGAGGATGCGGGCAACTTCCACCTCCCGCCCCACCGTAGGGGTTGAAGCGCGGTGCTGCTCGACTGGCGGGGCGGCGAGGACTGCAAGGATGGCACTGCGAATTGTCCGGGCGTCGCCGTGCCGCATGTCCAATCCGAAATACGCCTTATCGTGGGTATCGTCGGGAACGACTGACAACGTGTCGGCTAAGTTGCGCAAAACTTCGACCGACGGATCGCTTCTATCCTGCATGGTGCTTGTCCTTGTTGAGATGGGCGCGGAGAGCGGGCAGGTCGGCGACCGGGCACCAATCCGGCGTATTCCATCGGGTATCGCCGACGCGCTTGCCGCCTCGATCGGGGTGGTCACAGTAGATGTCTGAACCGCTGTCCCCTTGGACGCGGTAGCTGACGCTCCGTTCGTGCCGACAGCCGAAGCAGGAGGCGCGGACAGTGACGTGCGGACCTTCTCGGGCGCTCACGGCTTCGGCTCATTGGTGAGAGTGGCGCGGGCGGCTGTGACGCGACGCAGGACTTCTCGATTCAGATCGTCCTCACGATCAAACCGGAGCGAACCGGTCACTAGGTCAAGCGCTTCAGCCGCCGTGGCATTGCTCGCCTCAAGCGCCTCTACACGCGCTGCCAGTGTGGCGGTTGCTTCGATGCGGTGCTCTGCAAAAATGAGCACAGTTTTGCTGTTGTCCCATTCGCCCGAGCAGATGAGCTCGCGCAGTCGCTTGGCGCGATAATCCGTTTCCGGCAGGCTTGAAGTGTACAGTCGATGACGCAGCGCCGCCTCCCGATCGCACTGCTCAACGATCGCTTTGGTTGTGTCGGTCATTGCAGCGTGTCCCCTGCCCGCTCGTCCGCGTCGAACGGCACGTCGCTCTCGTCGCCGGCAACGTCGTCGGTATCGCGGACGGCCACCGACACGCGTACGTCGAGCGGGAGCGACTTCTGCTCCTCGATCGCATCCTCGTATACGCGCAGCAGATCGTCGAACGCCTGTGTCTGGCCCTCGCCGTTCTTCCGGCGCTTGAGGATCGCGGCGATCACGTTGGTATCGAAGCCATCCTCCTTCGCGAGCTTCTTGCGCTCGTTGAAGTCCTGGGCGGCCTCGTCCTTCGCTTCCTGCAGGCGTTCGAGCGAGCGGATGTGATTGTAGAGCGCGGAGGCGCGGTTATCGCCGAGCATGTCAGTCGTCTCCAAAGAGGCTTTCGGCCACGCGAGGGGTGGGAGCGGGAGAGGAAGCAGCGGGCGACGATACCTCCTCCCCCTGGCCGTCGAGCGGGGACGCAGCCGGATCCGGCTCCCCATCCTCGGCGGATTTCTTGCGACGACGGCCGGTGTCGATCGGCTCGGGCGTGGGGGCACCGGCGATCGCGCCATCCTCCATCACGATCCCGACCTTGCCCGAGCTGTCGACCGCCTCGACCCACAGCTGGAAGCCGTGCGCCTCGGCCATCTCGGCGAGCATCTTCTCGCCTTCCTCGTCGAGCAGCGAGCCGTCGCGCACGAGCATGACGCGCAGCTTCGGGTTGCCGGCCATGCCGATCGCGGTAGAAACGCGCAGCTGCTCGGCGCTGCTTGCCTGGTCGAACGGCTCGCCGTTGAACAGCACGACGCCCTCGGCGAACGACAACCCGGCGACGGGCATTTCGGCCTTGGCGAACGCATCGGCGATCTGCTTCGTGCGGCTGTCCATTTTCGCCGTGAGCGCATCGGCCTTCGCACGGAGGTTCTCGACGAGCTTCACCTGTGCCCGCCGCACGCGCGCCGCCTGCACCTTCCGGTTCGTCTCGCGCACCTCGGCGAGCGCGCGCTGCACGTCGGCGACGTCGATCGGCTCGGGCAGCACCTCGGCCTCGGCGAGCTTCTTCACGTCGCCCTCGGCCTGCGCCTCGAACGCCTCGGCCTGTTCGATCAGGCGGGCGGCCTCCTCGCGGAGTTCGACGGCGCGCGCGCGGTTGCGTTCGATCGCTGCCTGAAACTGCTCGCGGTTCGCGCGGCGGCGTTCGAGCATCGCGTTGTGCTCGGCCGCCTCGGCGATCTTCGCGTCGAGTGTCGCCTCGTCGACGGGCTCGGCCGGCACGCCTTCGTGCACCGGCATCTGGTCGAGCGTCATCTGCGCGGCCTTGAGGTCGCGGTTCACGTCGCGACGCTCGGCATATTCGGCAGCGGTCAGCTTTTCGAGCGCCTCGGGGTCGATCTCGAGCTTCACCAGCTTGCGCAGCAGCCGGTACTGCTCCTCGGGCTTCTCGCGGGTGAAGGCGAGCGGGTCGAACGCTACCGACGCATAGAGCGTGTCGAGCATCTTCTGCGGGCTGGGGAAGCGCGCGCCCTCGGCGCTCTCGACGACGATCTGCCCGCCGCCCTCGGCATCGAACGTACGGCGGATGACCATCGCGCCGGCGTCGAGCTCGATGCGGATCGCGCCCTCCTCCTCGCCCGAGCGAACGGGCTTCTTCGGCATGACGCTGCGACCGCCGAGCGCCGCCTGGATGGCGTCGAGCACGGACGTCTTGCCCTGCGCGTTCTTGCCGCGGATGGGAACGACGGCGCCATCGCCGGGAATGATTTCGATGGCGCGGAGCTTCTTGAAGTTCTCGGCCTGCAGGCGGGTGATTTTCATTGCGGTGCTCCGAGCTGGCGGCGTGCTTCGTCACGCGCCCAATTGAGACGGGCCATTGCGGCGGCGCTGCCGCCGGCGTCGGGGTGGGTATTCTTGGCAAGGCTGCGAAAAGCCGCTTCGACCTCGTTCAAGCCGACGGTCGCGCCGGGCTTGAAGCCGAGCACCTTGAACCAGTCGTCGGGCGCGGGGAGCGCGGTGAAGCCCTTGAAGGTCTGGCGCACCACATGCAGGCCGCCGTGCCGCATCTCGGTTCGGCGCGCCTCGATGATGTGGAAGATCGCCTGCAGGTTGTCCTGCGGCTTCGGGTAGCGGTCGACCGCGATGCAACGCTGTTCGCCGTCCCATGTGAACCAAGCGGCGACGCCAGGATCGGCGGGCGCCTTGAGCGAGAGGCCGCCGACGTTCGATGACAGGACGATGCCCGTCACCTGCTTGCCGCTATCCTTGGCGAACGCGCGCAGTGCCTTGTCGACGTTCGCGAGCGCGGCGTGCAGCGTCGTCTTGAACTGCGACGTCACGCGCTGCGTGGTGCGCGGCACCGCCTCGGGCCATTGCAGCGGATATTCGGGGATGTCGCTCACTGCCCACCTCCCGCCTTCACCGCGTCGACGAACTCGTTCACCATGCGCGGCACGTCGCGCTCGATCGCGCGCTGCATGTCGGCGAGGTGGCGCGCCATCGCGCCGCGATCGGCCGCGTCGATGCCCGCCAGCTCGGCCGACTTGATCGCCGCGACGAACACGGTGAACTGCACCGCATCGAGCAGGGCGATGCGCTGATCGTTCGCCATGAGGAACTGCGACACGACGGTATCGAGCAGCGCGTCGAGCGAGGTTGTGTAGCCCTCGCGCACCGTCGCACGCAGCTGGTCGAATGGCGTCATCGCGACGCCGTTCAGGGGTTCAGACGCCATCGGTCGCAACCTCGCTAGCCTCGATCGGGCGATGCTTGCCGACGATCGGCTTGGTATCGAACGACGGCGCGCGGTCGCTGGTCGATGCGACCGTTACCACGGCAGGGCCGCGATCGGTCGAGACGACAACCTCGTCGCCCTCGGCCACGCGCTCGCCGTCGTTGTGATAGGTGTAGGTGCGCCGGTCCCACGGCTTGAACAGGACCGAAACATACTGCCGGTTCTCAGACGCCATCGTAATCGCCTCCATCGGTGTCGGTTTGCTCGGTCGCGGCGGCTTTCAGCGCGGGCAGCTCGTCGGCGAGCGCCTTGCGCGCCTCGGAGCCCATCGCCTGCCATTCCTCCTGCAGCGCCTGCATGTTCCCCGGTCGCGCGATCTCGCGCAGCTTCGTCAGCTGCTCGGAAAAGTCGCCGGGGCCGCGCTGCGGAGGGGCATCCTGCGCGGCCCCGCCCATCGCCCAGCGTGCCAGCTTCACACCAGCCTCGCGGCCGATCCTCCTACCCTCGGGGAAAAAGGGCCGGTGCTGTTCCTGCAGCTTTCGGGGGATGGGGACGCCGGGGTTGTCGGGGGCGAGCAACATCGACGTCGTGATTTCAAACGGGAACCGCTTCTCGCAGATCGGCACCCAGCGCTCGAGCATGGGCAGCTCGGACGATGGCGTGATGACCATCTTCGTCGACTGCTTGCCCTTCCACATCTTCGGCGTGGTGCCGTCGTGCTCGAACTGCGGCACCGCCTCGACACGCATCTTCTCCTCGCTGCGCATACAGACGATGATGTGCGCGCGGGACGCGAGCATCTGGTTGACCAGGCGCTTGTGGGCGAGCTTCGGCTCCATCCAGTTTGCCGGCGGCTTCTTGCCGTTCGCTTCCAGCTCGGCCGCCCACTCGCGCAGACCGCCCTCGCCTTCATGCTCATGCGAGAAACTGTCGATGACGATCACGTCGGCGCCGGCCTGCTCGGCCTGATTGATCGCCGCGCCATAGGCTTGCGGGCGGAACGGGGGCGAGATTTCGCCGTGCATGAAGTGGAAGTGGTCGGCGTAGTGCAGCCCGCGGCCGCGCTCGGTGTCGATGAAGAACACGCGCCCTTCGCGACCCTGCGCGCGGCCGATCTCGCCGGCGATGCCATCGGCGACCAGCAGCGCGGAATACGTCTTGCCCGAGCCGCTGGCGCCGTCGAAGCCGATCAGCAGGGGCACGTTCTCGCGGCGCGCGGGCTTGAAGGATGTCGTCACAGGGGAAAACTCCGAACCGCGCCGCAGTGCTCGCACTCGCGAACCTCAGAGATGCGGGAATAAGAATCGGGCTCGTAATCGCGGCCGCGAACACGCGTCGTGATGATGTGCTGGGTCGGCTTCCAGCGATGCTCGCACAGGCCAAGCAGGCGGCGGATCACAGCAGCCGCTCCGCTGCGACCGCAACGAGCATGTCATCCTTGATCGCCTCGAATATCGCGATCTGCCGGTCGGCGAGTTGCTGCGTCATCTTCCCGTCGGCGACCCGGCGCGGATAGACGCGCTTCCTGAACGCTATCTCGCGGCGGATCGCTTCGAGCTTGTCCTCGGCGGTAATCACGCCGCCTTCGCCTTCGCCGGCAGCGTGTACGTCACCTTGCCGACTTCATCGGTATCGGACACGGCGCCGACCGATTTCAGCAGCCAGCCAGCGCGGCGATTGTCGCAGCCGAGCAGGCCCATCACCTCGTCGCGCGTGACGGGATGGCCCTCGTTCAGCAGCTCGATCACGAGATCGTCGTCATCGCCGCGGCGCCGCTCGCGCATTTTCACATTGCGTTTCTGGACGATCGCATGGCGCTTCTGCCCGATCTCATGCAGCGGGCGCATTTCCTCGATCTTGCGCTCGGCCGTCTGGGCGCGGAGGCGCAGCTCGTCACGCTCGCAGCAGACGCGACCAAGGTCGCCGACGGCCCGCTTAAACAGCGTGTGCCACTTGTCCGCGTTCTCCCGCGCAACCTGCACCGCGTCGCCCGCCATCAACGTCGTCGCGATACCGCCAGTCACCAGACCGAGCAGCCCGCACGACAGCCCCACCAAAATCGGTTCCATGTTTCTCTCCCTCGTGAAGATCAGGCGGCGCGCTGGTCGAGCGCGTCGGCGAACTCGTCGGCCTGCCGCTTCGCGGCCCAGGCGACCATTTCGTAGGATGGCGGCGCGACGTAGTGCGTGCGGGGGCGGTAGCCCTCGAACCGCCCTGCCCGCCCGGCGCTCGCCCAGCGCTCGATCGCCCACATCGTCCGCTCGTGCGCGAACTCGCGCGCCTGCTCGTCGAGCTGGATCACGGCGAGCGTGTAGGGCGGCTTGGGATCCTGCACGACGTACCGGAACTCGACGTCGCGCCAGTCGCACTCGATCAGCTTGGCGAGGCCGCGCGAATAGAACGGGTCCTGCACATCGCGTGCTTCGCGGAACAGGTATTTCACGAACCCGTCGGGATCGGGGCCGGGCGCGAACGTCTTGTAATCGTAGATCGCCGGCCGGGCGTTCATCCGCCAGTCCATCATCGAGCGGCAGTAGATCGCGCCCGCTGACGTCTCCTCCATCCAGATCGCGACCTGTTCGGGCACGCCGTTGGTGAAGGCGTCGGCGTTGTCGGCGTCGTCGGCGAGCTGCTGGCGCGCGGCGGCGGCCATCGCTTCGGCCTGCTCGTACACCTTCGTCAGACAGGGCTGCCTGCCGGCGGCGATCGCGGCCTCGCGACCTTCCTTCGCGGCCTTGGTGCGCCAATCGTCGGCGTCGATCACGACGATGCCCGAGCCCCTGCCGAGCAGCAGCTCATGCGCGACCGAGCCGAGGTCGAACTGCGTCCGGTCCTCCTCCTCAAGCTCGGGGTTCAGGCGTGGATGCTTCCACTTCGCATCGGCCAGCGTGCGATCGACGATGGTGCTGATGATGCCGCTCGATACCGAGGGGCGCTTGCACGGATCGGCGTGATATTCCGCCGCCGGCAGGTCGTAGAAGCCGGGGGCTTCGATGCGGGTTGGCATGGGGTACTCCCTTCGTGGTTAACGAAGGGGTATATTTTGTACCCTAGAGCGTCAAGCGAAAAAGATATGTTTTATACCCGGCGTTCATTCGACATACCGGATCACGATAAATTGCGTGGTCTTTCGGTTGACGGCGACGCTGTTGCCCGAGCCGAACGTGCTGGTGCCGTTCGACCAGAGGTTTCCGCCCATAGCCGTTCCAACCTGTCGCTCGCTCTGCGTGTTGAGGATCAGCGCCTCGCCCCCGACTTCCCGGGCCTTCTTCGCGATCGCCGGGCTGTCGAGGGCATCACCGTCGAGGAGGCGATCTTTCCGACTATCGGTGATGAACCCGATGATCTGGAACCGGCGCGGCGGCCCGCCGGTCATCCACAATTCGATGCCGCGCATATCGACCTTCGTTCCACCGGGGCCTGTCTGCATGGCGTCGGGGCCTTCATAGGCAGCGAACACGATCTTCGCGTGCGCGGTGGCCGGGAAGGCCACGGCTAGAGCGGCGGCGAGCAACAAACGGCGCATGGTGTCCCCCTCAGTCCAGGTCGATCAGGCTCCGGACGACGCGGCCGACGACGCTCCATCCATCCTCCATAAGATAGATCGGGCGGTTTGCCGGGTTCGTGGAATATGGCTCAAGCCGCTGCACCGGCTGGTCATAATATCGCTTGTACGTTGTCTCGCCGCGAAGCGAGAACACGTAGTACCCGCCGGCGATCGGGTCGCGATCGTGCACATTGAAGATGATCCGCGAGCCTTCGGGCGACACACGGTCCATGCTGTCGCCCCTCACGTCGGTCGCGACGAACTGACCCGGCCCCAGCCCCTCGACCGTGATGCGTTCCAGCTCACTGATGTCCTCGACCTGCCCGACGTCGGAAATTTGGCCGGCACTGACCCACGAGATCACAGGCACCTCGACGAGCGACGGCGGTGGTTTCACGAAATCCTGCATCGGCTCGGCGCCGTCGTATAGCCATTCGGCGCGCACCTTGAGCCGTCCGCCATATTTCAGGGCGGCGCGATAGCTGAAGTCGACCGACCCGTTCAGGTTCGATTTCAGCGTGTTGTAATTCCAACCCCACCGCTCGGCGGCCTCGGTCGGTTTCAACTTCGCACGCTTGAACGCCTGCTTTAATCGGTCGCTTCGCTCACTCATGGGGTAGAAGGCTAGCGACGGCATCGGCATAAATCATACCGAAGTGCTTGACGGGCAGCAGGTATAAAATATACCTAACGCCCATGGTTACTGAGCCGGAAACGTCCCACGCCGGGATCATCGAGCGCGAAGGCGGCCCCGCAAAGGTCGCTGCCGCCATCCGTCAACCGCCTGGGAACGTGAAGGCGTGGAAGCGCACGAACTCGATTCCCGCGCCATATTGGCAGGCGTTCGTCGACAACGGGCTCGCCACATACAAGGAACTTGCCAGCGCCGCTGCGGTGAAAGCCGCCTGACGTGGAGCTGCGCGACTATCAGGCCACGATGCTCGACGAGGCGCGAGCGCTGATGCGCTCGGGGACGCGGCGCGTGCTGCTGCGGCTCGCGACCGGCGGCGGCAAGACGGTCATGGCCGCCTCGATGCTGGGCGGCGCGGCCGATCGTGGGCTGGGAAGCCAGTTCATCGTGCATCGCCGCGAGCTGATCGAGCAGACCAGCGTGACGTTCCGCTCGGCCGGCATCGAGCATGGCCTGATCGCGAGCGGGATGCCCGAGGCATCGCATCGGCTGGTGCAGCTGGCCGGCGTGCAGACGCTGGTGAACCGGCTCGAGCGCGTGGCGGCGCCGAAGCTGATCGTCATGGACGAGTGCCACCACGCGGTCGCGGGCACATGGCAGCGCGTGCTCGAAACCTATCCCGGCGCGTTCCTGATCGGCCTGACCGCCACGCCCGAGCGCCTCGACGGACGCGGGCTGAAAGACCAGTTCGACGCGATGGTCGACGGCCCCTCGACGGCCGAGCTGATCGCGCGCGGGTTTCTGTCGCCGTTCCGGTATTTCGCGCCCGGCAAGCCCGATCTGGTCGGCGTGCCCGAGCGCGGGGGCGACTTCAATCGTTCGGCGCTGGGCGCGGCAATGGACAAGCCCAAGCTCGTCGGCGACGTCGTGGAGCATTACCAGCGCCTCGCCCCCGGCGAGCAGGGCATCGTGTTCGCGGCGTCGCGCGACCATAGCCGGCATATCGCGGAGGCGTTCGCCGCCGAAGGTGTGGCGGCCGCGCATATCGACGGCTCGATGTCGGACAGCGAGCGCGCCCGGATCGTCGAGGCGTTCCGCGCGGGCGATCTGCGCGTGATGTCGAACGTCGACCTGTTCGGCGAGGGCTTCGACGTGCCGGGGCTGGTGTATTGCGGCCTCGCGCGCCCCACGAAATCGCTGTCGCTGTTCCTGCAGCAAGTGGGCCGCGCGCTGCGCATCATGCCGGGCAAGTCGCAAGCGATCATCTGCGACCATGCCGGCAACGCATTCACGCACGGACTGCCCGACGATCCCCGGCAATGGACGCTCGAAGGCCGCGCCGCGCGCGCCGGCGGCGGCGGGGCGGGCGACGGTTTCAGCGTGCGCCAGTGCCTCGACTGCTATCAGGTGTCTCGCTCGACGGTGGCCGTCTGTCCCTGCGGCTCGCCCTTCCCGATTCAATCCCGCGAGCCCGAGCGCGAGGACGGCGACCTGTTCGAGTTGAAGCGCGTTGCCGAGCAGGCTGAGGCCGCCGCGAAGGCCGCGCGGAAGGACGAGGAACGCGCCTGCGTCACGCTCGCCGATTGGGAGGCCCTTGCCCGCAAGCGTGGGTACAAGCCCGGCTGGGCGAAGCACCAGTGGGAGTTCCGGCAGAAGTTCAAGCGGAGGAAGGCGGCGTGAGCCTGCACCCTGATAAGCGACCGTTCCGCCTAATCCGGCGGTTCAAGGCGGATGGTGTGTGGCACGCCGAGTATGAGGCCGACCTTTGGGAAGGACCGGACGGCAGCGGCAATCCGGTGGGGTATCGCACGCGACGCCAAACCGTTCGGGCGGATACCGTGACGACTTGGGTTAGCCCCGGTGTGTCGTTCTGGCCTGAGTTGCGAAAGGCGCTGGCGCTATGAGCAGCAGAGCCGAGCAGCAGCAGAGCCGAGCAGCAGCAGAGCCGAGCAGCAGCAGAGCCGAGCTTGAGGCCGCGATCGAACGCGCGATCACGCTTCTCGACGCGCTCGATGGCGATCCCGACTGCGAAGATGATGATCCTGACGCCGAGCACGACGGCGCGGAGCCGTTCGCGGCCGATCTTCGCGGGGGTGCGGTGATATGACCGACCGCTCCGAAAGCGCGATCCTGAAAGCGGCGCTGTGCGACGTCAGCCGCGAACCGGGCGTCATGGCATGGCGAAATAACACAGGCATGGCATGGCAGGGCCAGCGGATGCTGACGCGCCCCGGCCAGTCGCTGACGATCCGAAAGGGCATGGTGGTGCTGGTCGACGCGCGACCGATCACGTTCGGCCTGGCTGGCTCGGCCGACATTCTCGGCGTGCATGAGGGGCGCGCGTTCGCGCTCGAGGCCAAGACCCGCGTTGGCCGGCAAAGCGAGCAGCAGCAGAAGTTTCAAGCAGCGTTCGAGCGCGCCGGGGGGCTGTATGGGCTGTTCCGAAGCGAGGACGAGGCGCTGCGCATCCTGCGGGGCGGCTGATGTCCGACGAGGAGGCCATGAACCGCCTTGCTGATCGCGTCGCGGCCGGATCGTCGCTGTCTGCCGCTGCGAAGGCGATCGGCGTGTCGAAGTTCCGCGCTGACTATCTGTGGGCGCGCATCGTCGCGCGGCTGCGCGAGCAAGCGAAATGAGCCGCAAGCCGAACACCGCCTATGCGAAGGCCCAGACCGTCGACCACGAGAACGGCGAGGAGCACGGCTTCTATCCGACGCACCCGAGCGCCACGCGCGCGCTGCTGTCGGTCGAATCGTTCGACGGGCCGATCTGGGAGCCGGCGTGCGGCGAAGGCGACCTGTCGCGCGTGCTGATCGACGCGGGCTATGACGTCGTGTCCACGGACCTGATCGACCGCGGTTATGGCGAGGCTCCCGTCGATTTCCTGCGCCAGTTCCGATCGCGCGCGCCGAACGTCTGCACCAATCCCCCATTCCACCTCGCGCAGCCGTTCGTGAACGCGGCGCTGCAGCACTCGACGGGCAAGGTGGCGATGTTCCTGCGCCTCGCCTTCCTCGAAGGGCAGCGGCGCGGGCCATGGTTTCGGCGCACGCCGCTGCGTCGCGTCTGGGTGCTGTCCGATCGCGTGCCGATGCAGCGTTCCCGCATCGCCGACGCCGACGATCGGGGCGGCGTTCTCGCGTTCGCGTGGTTCGTCTGGGAGCATGGCTTCGAGGGCGCGCCGACGATCGACTGGATCGAAGGCAAGCCGTTCCGGTGAGTGACACGGTTTTCTTCGTGCTGCACCAGGATGTGCGCGGAACTGCGGCTCGCCGTTTAGATGGTGGCTGTGATTTAAACACGCTTGGTGCCACGTCCGATCGACAAGAAGCGGAGCGGCGCCTGTCATCGGATGCGTCGTACCTGCTCACCGAACACACCGCTGCAGACCTTGAAACCCGCATTTTCAAGGCGCTTCGAAGCGACGAAGATGGAGGCCGAAACGGATACCTCAGCCCCTCCTCGATTTGGTGGGTTGATGTATCCTTCCGCCGACAGGTTGCGGTCGCGTGAGCGTCCTTCCCCTGCCCTCACAGTCCGAAGTCGAGCGCGCTTTCTTCGACGCAATGATGGCGGCTGGCTTCAATCCCGGCCGGATCGACGCCGACACAAAGGATTTCGTGCGGTTCGACGCGCCCGGCGACAAGAAGGGCCGCCAGAACGGGTTCTATAAGCTCAAGCATGGCCGCTTCCCGGTCGGCTGGTTCGGGGACTGGAAAACCGGCGAGCAACACCAGTGGCAGCATGATTTCGGCCGCGAGCTGACCAAGAAGGAACGCGCCGACATCAAGGCCGAGCAGCGACGCTTGAAGGCCGAGGCCGAGGTCGCGCGCGAGGCCAAGCATCGCGAGGTTGCGGAGCGGGCTTCCGAATTATGGAAGAAGGCTTCCACCGAAGTCGAGGCGCACCCCTATCTCGAGCGCAAGCGCATCGCGGTCGCGCGCGGCCTGCGAAGCATGACGGCGGCCGACGGTACGTCCCTCCTCGTCGTGCCGATGTACGCCTTCGATCACGCGGGCAAACCCCAGCTGACCAGCCTGCAGATGATCGCCGACGACGGCGGCAAGCGGTTCCTGAAAGCCGGCCGCGTCGATGGCACGTTCTTCTCGCTCAAGGGCGACGCGAGCCTGATCGTGCTGTGCGAGGGCGTCGCGACGGGCTTCTCGATCTGGCAGGCAACCGGCGCGAGCGTCGTCTGCGCGTTCAACTCGGGCAATCTGATCGAGGTGGCGAAGGAGTTCCAGCGCCACCGGCCGAACGCGCAGCTGCTCATTGCCGGCGACGACGACGCGATCGCGCCTCACGATTGGGCCGAGCGCGGCGGCGGCCGGCCGTGGGTGAACGCGGGCGCGAAGAAAGCCGAAGCGGCGGCGAAGGCCGTGGGCTGTCGCTGGATCCTGCCTGTATTCGCCGACGGTCCCGATCGCGGCCGGACGGACTTCAACGACCTGCATCTGCGCGAGGGCGAGCCCGTCGTGCGCGGCCAGATTATCGGCGCCTATCGCTCGGTCGAGCCCGAGGATTCGGAGCCCGGCGCCGAGCTGATCGAGCCCGAGTTCGCGCAGGACGAAAGCTGGCGCCAGCGCCTGCCGAAAAACTCGAACGGCAATCCCGACGGGGCCAACGTTCAGGGCGTCGCGCTCTACATCGAAAACCATCGCCTCATGCGCGGCCGGCTGGCGTGGAACAGCTTCACCCAGGCGGTCGAGCTCGACGGCAACGAAATGGGCGACCACCACGTCGCCGAGTTCCGGCGCATCATGCACGCGGACCATTTCCGATCGAAGAAATCGGACGTCGCCGACGAGATGCTCGCCGAAGCGCGCCGACACACCCATGACCCGCTAAAAGACTATCTGACCGGCATCGAATGGGATGGCAAAGCGCGGCTCGACACATGGCTGGCGGACTATGCCGGCGCCGACGCTTCCCCGTTCGTGTCGACGATCGGGCGCAAGTTCATGATCGGTGCCGTCGCGCGCGCGCTCGATCCCGGCTCGAAGATGGACACGATGCTGATCCTCGAAGGCGAACAGGGCATCGGCAAATCAACGATGATCCGATTCCTGTTCCAAGATCGGTTCTTCGTCGACCACCTGCCCGACTTCCACTCGAAGGACAGTTTCCAGCAGCTGGCAGGCGCGTGGGTTGTCGAGGTCGCCGAGCTGGCCGCGCTCTCAAAGGCCGACGTGGGCGACGTGAAGAAGTTCCTCTCGCGCGTCGTCGACAAGTTCCGCCCGCCGTTCGGCCGCCTGCCCGTCAGCATCCCGCGTCGGTGCGTGTTCGTCGGATCGGTGAACCCGGAGGAAGGCACCGGCTATCTGAAAGACCCCACCGGCGGCCGGCGCTTCTGGCCCGTCGAGGTGCGGGCGGTGAACCTCGACGCGATCCTTCGCGATCGCGACCAGCTATGGGCCGAAGCGGTCGCCTATTATCATGAGCGCGAGCCGTGGCACCTGACTGAACAGCCGATCATCGAGCAAGCCGCGCAAGAGCAGGAAGCGCGCCGCGACGTCGACCCTTGGGAAACCGCGATCCGGCGCTATCTGGCCGACAACGTGTTCGACTATGTGACGATCGCGCAGCTGATGACGGGCGCGCTGAACCTCGGCTACGACAAGCAGGATCCGCGCGCGCTGCGCCGCGTCGGGGCAATCCTGCGCGGAATGAAATGGAAAGCCCGCGGCGAGCGCCAGCAGGGCACGATGGTCAAGGTGTATTATTCGCCCTCTTGGTGGGCGACACAGGGCAACCTATAGAACAGGCTTCCTCTGGCGAGGAACGGCGCCCCCAGCAGCAATGCCGGGGGCGTCGTCATATCAGCGATGCGAATAGATCGGCCTGCGCGGGCTGCAGCTCGTCGAGCCATGCGAGCACCTTACGCGCATCTCCGTCGTCGCGGCGCGCGGCCGCGGGTCGCAGTCGCTCGGCGGCACCGGCGATCGCCGCATCCCGGCTTGGGTAATGGGGACTGCGATCGGTCAACGGCTCGCCGTGTCCCGCGCAATCCCCATGCATGAATTGATAGTTGATCGCCGAGCGCCAGCCGCTCGAATCGTGCAGCAGCTCGATCGAGGCCACCGGCAAGCCGCGCCACCCCTTCCGATCGCGCTCGAGCGTGAGGACTTCGTGCGGCGTATAGACGCCGAACATGTTCTTGGCGCCGGCGGTCACAGTTTCTCGTCCTCGGCACCCGGCCTTGCGCTCTTTATCTGCCGGGCGTGAGCCGCATAGGTGTTAGCCTTTTGCTCGAAATAGCGCTGTAGGCCGCTAAGAGTGCGCAAGAGCGTTCCGTCACTATACTCGCCGAGAAAAGGTGCGCGTGTGCCAAAGCCTGCGCATCTAGCCGAATACCAAGGAAAACCGCGAGCTGTAGTACGATCCACGCAGAGCGTGGAGATGCGGTTGAAGCCGCTCGTTTTGATTCCTGTCGCGCGCAATTGCACAGCGTCCTTCGGTGCCCGATGGACGGTCCATTGGTAGCCCGGCATCGCCTTTGTAAGCTCAGCCCTGAACGTGTCCGCCGTGAAACTCTTTGTCATCGTATCGGCTCCTCTTGGAAGCGCGACGCCCCGAACCCGAAGGCTCGAGGCGTCGTCATATCAGGCGGCCAGCTTCATGCCGTGGGCGGCGTACGCCTCGGCCAACTCGGGATCCTTCGCGCACGCCTCGGCCGTGATGGCCCAAGCGGCAGCGATCGGGCTCGACGGTGCGGACAGCGGCTCGTCGACCATCTCGCCCACGAATGCGAGGCCGATCGCCCCATCCGCGAAGCGCACGCGCACGCTGTCCCGGCAGCGCGTCACCACCTCGCCCACGCACCCGGCATAGGCATGGGCGGCAACGATATCGTTCGGGCGCATCCGCGCGACCGTCGAGCAGCGCAGCACGTCACCAAGCCGAACCACACGCTGCTTGTCTCCGTCGTTCACATTCAACATCTCGTCTCTCCTCTGGCGATGACGCGGCGCTGGCCGCATCCTGAGCGCCCCGAGCGAACCCGGAGCGCTGGGGATGCTGTCAGGCGAGGAACTTGAGCATCTCGAACGACGAGAACCCGACCACCATCGGCGGCGGCGGCGTGTAGTCATAGCCCTCGGGATGGAAGCGGATCGGACGCTCGGCGTCGGCCAGCGACAGCCCGCAAGCCGTCGTCGCGCCCTCATCATCGTGCGAGAGCAGCAGCCCGCGCCCGGCGATCAGGAGCGCGCCCATCTGAAAGCAACGCTGCCCGTCGATCAGACGGCCCTCGTCATCGCAGATGAGATCGACCGGACGCCCGGCGCGATCCTTGCCCACCGAGCGAATGTCGATCCACTGGCATTGAAGCGCGGCCTTGAGCGCGGCGAGGCCCTCGGCGACGTCGGTTTCGGTCACAGTCTCGGCGACCGGATCAATCAGGATAGCGCGCATATCGGTGTTCCTTCTGGCGAGAAGCGCGGGCAACGATGCCCGCAACCGGCATGTAGGGTATGTTTTATACCCTTGTCAACTGATGCCGTATGAAATACGTACAGCATCCGTACAACCCCATCGACACAGGTAGGATATGCCGGATGCCAGCCGCACAGAATGAGCGCCTCGAAATGCGCGTGCCCGCAGATTTCAAGGCTCGGCTGCAGGAAGCCGCCCGCGCGGACCATCGAAGCGCCACCGATCTTGTGATCGCGGTCATGTCGTGCTGGCTCGAAGGTCGCCGCTATGAGCCCATCGCTAGGCCCGGCCAGTCGGTGGCCGGCAGCGGCTCGAAGCCTGCCGCATCCGGCTACAGCCGCCCGCCCGGTCGCCCGCGCGCGATCCGCGAGAACGAACGCGAGCAGTGGCTAATTGACCAGCTTTCCCGCGTGATACAGCCCGACGGCGAATATACGACGGCCGAGCTGGTCGCGGCTGTCAGTCGCGGCGATCATCACCCGACGTTCGGCCTGTCCGTCGATCTGCAGATGCTCCACATCGGCTTCCGCCAGGCCATCCGCGCCAGCGACGAACAGCGCGTCTGGCTCGGCCCCGACCACCCTGCGCGAGCGGCCCTTCTGCAACCGTGAAACCGACGCAACCCATGTTCCCATAGAGCACTATTCTGCGAAACACAGACCCCTCACAAAAACCCCTCCTGAAAACCCCCCATGCGCGCGCCCGGGTGTTTACGAAATAAGGCTCTATAAGAAAACTCGGTTTCAGCGGTTCGCTCGGTTTCACCCCGCCCGCCTCACAGTTTCGGTATCTTTCATACCGCTTCGATGATATCCCGCCTGCCCATGTTGCAGGACGCCGCCTCACAGTCAGCGCCAGACCAAGACGTCGAGGCTCAGCGCACGGAATTGCTCGAAAACGCCAATGCGTTGGAGAGTGTTAGCGGTCCCGTCGGTCACGGTGGGCACCGCCTGAGCGCCCAGCAGCGCCTGTGGGCGCAGTATTTCGTGCTGACAGGTGGCAACTCGTATAAGGCCGCAGTGCTGGCCGACTATGCGAGCCCCAGCACCTCCGCGCACAAGTGCCTCGTCAACGCCTCCGTCATGGCCGAGGTGCGCCGGTTGTGCGTGTCCAACGTGCAGTCGTTCCTGCCGATCGCCATCCGAACGCTGGTCGATGTGTGCTGCGATGTCACCGCAGACGCTCGAGCGCGCGTCCAAGCGGCGTCCGCGCTGCTCGATCGTGGCGGATTGAAGCCCAAGAGCGACGGTCCAGCGGTTCAGGTCAACGTGCAGGTCAACGGCGCATCGGCGCAGGCAGCGATCGCCGAGGTATGGGAACGCAAGCGCAGCCGAGAGGAGCGACGTGAGGCCCTCGATGCGCAGATCGGCAGCGCATACGAGAGCGGACGCATCCGGCATGTGGGCAAACTGTCCGGCATTGGTGACGATATGCCGGACATTTCGGGCGTCACGATCGACGCCGAGCCGGCAGCGCCCGCGCCGGCCGCCGGCACCCCCAGGGGGGGGGCAGAGCGCCAGGGTCCCGTCCCCGGCCACGTCTCTATACCTCCCCCCTCCTCCGAACATTCGCCTTCCACCCCTGAAAGCCTGTTCGATGACTGAACGGGCTGGGGGATTTCGCCGAGAGGAAACGACGATGGACAGCTTGGAACTGACCGAAAGGGAATGCGCCGACGGTCGAACGGCACCGCGGGTGTCGCTGGGTGATATCGAGGCGAACATTGCCACCAAGTCGTTCTGTCTGGGCCGCGATCTCGTCGAGCAGCCGGCCCCGACGGCGCCCTCGCTCGATGTGCTGACGATCTGCCTGCTGGTTTTGCGCAATGGCTTCACGATCATCGGCAAGAGCGCGCCGGCGTCGGCTGAGAACTTCGACGAGGAGCTGGGCCGCAAGCTCGCCTACGAGGATGCGGTTCGGCAGGTGTGGCCGCTCATGGGCTACGCACTTCGCGAGAAGCTGGCTGGAACGCCGGTCGAAGCGAACCGCGCTTGCAGCACGCTGGGCGGGAACGAAGATTATCACCGCATCCGTGCGATCGAGCTGGCGACAACGCCGGATCGCAGCATCGACGACATTCTGCGTCGCGCCGCGCGCATCTACGACTTCATCGTTCCTGCTTCGCGATGACGGACGTGCTCGCCCGGCTGGAAGCGGCTGCGTCGAAGCAGGGCCTGCGGGCGCGATGGGAAACTGTGGCGTTGCGCGGGACGGGGCTTCGTCAGCGGTTGCTGTTTCTCGTCGGGCGGGATGGTCGGGCGCGGTTCTCGACGTCGTGCGTGTTCGGGGGCGAGCGGACGGTGGAGCAGGCGTCGGCGACTTGTGCCGATGCGATGCTGGCGCCGGGATAGGGGGTTCGGGGGGTGGCGACATGCTCGGACTGCAAGTTCTGGTCGCGGATGGCGGCGGGTCGGAAGGTGGGGCTGTGTCGCCGCTATCCGCCGCGGGCTGACGCGCCCGATGCGGGGCGCATCCAGCGGAACATGTCGCAGGAAGCGGACTGGTGCGGCGAGTGGGCGACCGGCTCGCAACAGACGATCTCGATCGGGTTAAAGCTGTGAGCGGGGCACCTTCGCCGACGCGGACGCGCGAGTTCATCCAGTTCATCGCCAAGACGTACCGCGACGATTTCAACGGGTATCGGCGCGACATTCTGGGGATGGCGGACGCCGAATGGCAGGATCGCGTCGGCGAGAGCCTGATGCGGTACAAGCGAACGGCGGTGGCGGCCGGTCACGGCATCGGCAAGACGGGCCTCGCGGCGGCGGCGATCCACTGGTTCATCTCGACGCGGCCCCGGCCGGCGATCGTGGCGACCGCGAACACCGAGGATCAGCTGCAGAAGAAGCTGTGGCGCGAGCTGGCGAAGGTGAACGGCCAGGCGAAAAACAAGGATTGGTTCGACTGGAAGGCGTCGACCTTCACAATGTTCAACGATCCGACGGCGCAGGCGGTGGCGCTGGCGTGGTCGGAGAACAACCCGGAGGCGTTCGCGGGCACGCACGAGCAGCATGTGCTTGGCGTGTTCGACGAGGCGTCCGCGATTGCCCGCGTGATCTTCAACGTGTTCGCTGGCGCGATGACGACGCCCGGCGCGCGGTGGCTGCTGCTGGGCAACAGCACGCGGAACGAGGGCTATTTCTACGAGACGTGCCACGGCAAGCTGAGGGCGCGCAAGCCGGGCGACATCGAGCGCGGCATGTGGAACGGGTTCGTCGTTCCGAGCTGGGAAAGCCCGTTCGTCGATCCGTCGTGGGTCGAGGAGATGAAGGCGCAGCTCGGCGAGGACAGCGACGAATATCGCGTTCGCGTCGCCGGCCTGCCGCCCCGGTTTGATAGCGCGCAGTTCATCCCGCGCGAGTTCGTCACCCGCGCGATGGAGCGCGAAGTGAAGATGTTCGATCGCTGGCCGCTGGTGCTCGGCGTCGACGTCGGCCACGTCAACGACCGCTCGACGATCGTTCCGCGCCGCGGGCGCAAGGTGCTCGACGGCATCCGCAAGCTGCGCGGCGAGCGCACAACCGATTTCGCGCGCCGGATCGCCGAGGAGGTCATCTGGTATCGCGAGGATCAGGGCCTGCGCGCGAACGTCGTGATCGAGGAAATCGGCATGGGCGTCGGCGTCGTCGAGACGCTCGAGGATATGGGATACGCCGATCAGGTCTGGGGCGTGAACACCGGGCAGGCGGCGAACGAGCCCGAGCTCTACACGAACCTGCGCTGCGAGATGTGGGCGCTGACGAAGGAATGGCTCGAGGGCGAGGTCGAGCTGCCGAACGATCCCGATCTGAACGACGATCTGTGCTCGGTGAAGCGCAAACCGTCGGGTTCGACGAACAAGCTGCGCCTCGAAACGAAGGACGAGATGCGCCGGCGTGGCGTGAAGTCGCCCGACGTCGGCGACGGGCTGGCGCTGACGTTCGCGGTCCCGTTCGACCTGCTGCCCGAGCGGCACAACGACATGTGGCGGGATGATTATCGCGAGCCCGCGCGCGCGCATAGCTGGATGGGGTGGTGACAATGGAGCAGGCAGTCGCGGTCGCGGAATCGCCGCAGGACAGCGCGGGGGAGCAAAAGCCGCTGGGTCCGTTCCAGCTACCCGATGAGGAGCTGGTTCAGCGCATCTGGGCATGGTTCAAGGAATCGTCGTCGGCGAAGGCGCCCGCCGCGAAGAAGCGGAAGAAGGATTTCCGGGTCTATGCCGGCCGCCAGTGGGACGAGGGCGACGAGGCGCTCGCGAAGAAGCTGAACCGGCCGGCGCTAACGCTGAACATGGTGCTGACGATCATCAGTGCCGTCGAGGGCGAGGAGCGCGAAGAACGGCAGGACATCAAGTATTTCGGCAACGGGGGCGAGGACGATGGCGCCGCCTGGGGGCTGAACCGGATCCTGAAATGGATCATGCAGCAATGCGGGGGCGAGTTCACGCTCTCGCGGCAATTCCGCGACGGCACGATCTGTGGCGAGGCGTGGATCGTTCCCGAGGTCGATTTCTTCGATGACCCCGAGGGGAAGATCAAGCTCGAGCTGGTCGATGACTGCGAGGTGTTCGACGATCCGCTGGCGAAGTGCCCGGTGTCGAGCGACAGCCGGTATTTCATCCGCCAGAAGCAGATGACGGCCGAGGAGTTGGAAGCTCGGTGGCCGGGATCGGTCGAGCGGCTGACGCAGGCCGTAATCGCGCATGATCCCGGCACCGAAACCGACGGCTCGGGCTATCGCGACATCTACAGCGAGCCGGGCCGCATCGACACGCCGAAGCACTACGACAGCAAGACGAAGCTGTGGACCGTCATGGAAACGTGGTGGCACCAGATCGAGCCCGGCTGGGTAGTGCGCGACGACGCGACGGGGCTGCTCGAGGAAAAGACGCCCGAGGAGTTCGAGGCGCTGAAAGCCGCGCGTGCCGAGCAGGTACAGCAGGTGTTGGCGGCACGTGTGGCGGCGCTGGCCCCGCCGCCGATGACAGCGATGATACCCGGTATGCCGGCGCCGGCCGCGCCGCCCGTTCCCGAAATGCCGCCGCCGATCGAGGCGGTTGAGCGCCCGGTGCGGCGCTTCTATCAGGCGTTCTCGGTCTACCGCGAGCTGCTCGACAAGCAGCCCTCGCCGATGCCGCGGTTGAAGCGCGTGCCGTACGTTCCGTTCCGGGCGTTCTTCGACAAGGATGAGGGCGAGTATTTCGGGCTGGTCCGGCCGATTACTGACGTGCAGCTGCAGCACAATGTCGAGCAGTCGGTCATCGTGCAGATGATGCAGCTGCAGCCGAAGTCGTCGTGGATGGGGCCCAAGGGTTCGTTCCACAACAAGGTCGAGTGGCAGAACAAGCTCGCGCAACCCGGCTCGCTGCTGGAATACAACCAGTCGCGCGGCGGCAAGCCCGAGCCGATACCCGTCCAGCCGATCTCGCGCCACCTGATCGAGATGGCCGATGCGCGCCCCCAGACGATGCGCGCGATCTCGGGCGTGAACGTAGAGATGACGGGGCAGCGGCAGGGCAGCGACGCCGGTGTCGTGATGGAGAAGCGCAAGAAGGCGGCGCGCACGGTGCTGGCGCCGATCTTCGACAACCACCGCATGACGAAGCACGCGCTCGGCACGGTGCTGCTCGCGTACATCCAGAAATACGTCTCGGTAGGCCGCCGGCTGCGCGTCATCGGGCCGGAAGGCAAGGCCGAGGATGTCGTGATGTCGGCCGACATGCAGATCGGCCGGTACGACATCAGCGTCGGCGAATCCGACGAGAGCATGAACGATCGGTTCGAGGCGCTTTACGTCCTGCAGACGGTGCTGCCCGCGATGATGAAATCGGGGATGCCGATCACGCCTGAGTTCGTCGACCTGCTCCCGATCCCGCCGCACATCCGCCAGACGTGGAAGCGGTATGTGGCGTGGAAGCTGACGCTCGAAGGTGCGGTGCCGCCGCCCGGCTGGGAGCCGGGGATGCCGAACCCGTTCCTGCCGGCGCCCGGCGCGGCGCCACCCCTCCCCGGCCCGCCGATGGCCGCCCCTCCCGCACAGTAAGGATCGACCATGCCCGGAGCCTATGACGAAGAATTCACCCCCGAGGAGCTGGCAGCGATGGCGGACAACACGCCGCCGCCCGCCGCCGAGCCCGAGGGAACCGATGCAGCCAGCGCGGCGGCCGCCACCGATGCCCCGGCCACCGAACCGGCCGCGCCAGCCGCACCGGCACCGGCCGGCGCCCAGCCCGCACCCGGCGACCCGGAGGAGGACGAGCGATATCGCCAGTTCGCTGCGCAGTATCAGGGCCGCTCGACCGACGAGCTGGTGCGGATCGCGTACCAGCAGCAGCAGCGCGCCAACCGATCGGCGTTCGAGCAGCGCAAGGCGACCGAGCAGCGCGACGCAGTGCTGCAGCGCATCCAGCAGGCGCGCGCGGCGCGCGACGCGGCGGTCGAGAATGTCTCACAGCGCCGGCGCGAGTTCGACGAGCAGCTGCAGAACGATCCCGACGCCGCGACGCGCCGGCTCGCGCAGGAGCGTTTCGACGCCGAGGAGCGCGAGGCGAAGGAGGCCGCCGATCGCGTCGAGCAGGAGGCGCGCGCGGAGGAGGCGTTCCACTTCGCCTCGCAATACATCCCCGATTTGCCACAGCGCGCGCCGCTGATGCAGCAGTTCGGCGTCGAGATAGGATATTCGCCTGAGGAGGTGCGCGGTATCAGCGACGGGCGCGATCTGGTGATGCTGCACCTCGCGAGCGTCGCGGGCAATCTGATGAAGGCCGGCGTCATCGACCGTACCGGCCAGCTGTTGCGGACGGCGCCCGATGTGCAGGCGACTGATCCGCGCCTCACTGCGCCACCGCCGCCGAACACGCTGTCATCGGCGCCGGGGCGCAGCGCGAGTGCCGCGAAAACGGCCGAGCAACAGCTGCAGGACATGCTGAACCTCAGCGACAAGGATTTCGACGCGCTTTCGGAAGAAGATATCGCCCGAATCATGGGCTGACGGGTGTTGACCGGAGCCAGTGGGCGTGCCGGTCGATGAAGGGAGCATACTGACGATGCCGACCACGAAAGCCAGGGGCGCGAAGAAGGCACCCAGCGCGGCGCGCGCGCCGCGACGGACCAACCCCAAGCCGGCGGAAACCGCGGCTGTTGCGGCGCCCGCGCCGGTCAGCCCTCCGGAAGTCCAGCCGGAGCCGGCGGCGCCGCCGCCGGCCGCCCCCCTGCCCGCCGCCCCGGCGGATTGGGCTACCATCGCCGCCCCGGAGCGGGTGCATCTGGGCCTCATCGAAGGGACCCGGCTGCGACTGCGCCTCGTGGGCGTGCTGGGTCTTATGGGGTTCCATTCCCTCGACCGGATCGTGGCGCTGCAGAACAGCCCCGCGGTTCGCGATCTGGCAGAGCAGATGCGTGGGACCGAAGGTCAGTGTGCTCCCGTATATTTCCTGCGCAGCGCCGAGCAGGGCGTCGCGCCGTCGCTGGTCGAGGGGTACGAAGCGCTCGCCGCCGCGCAACTCGCTGGCATCGAAACGATTTCGGTGATATGCATCGCTGCACGGGACAGCGAACGCCTGCAATCGCAATTGGTTGCGATGAAGCAGGTCAAGCCGGAACCGGAAACCGACGACGATCTGATCTACCGCGTCATGCGGGACGACTGATCGAAGTCCGCCTCGCCGGCGTAACCGGCAGCGGCCCCGCCCGGCCTTACGGGTAGCGGCAGGCGCCCGGCCTCATTGGGTGCAACAGGATCGCGCACTTCACGCGCAGCGGCTCCGATCGGCCTCACGATCGAAATCCGTCTCTGTTGCAATCCAATCAGGCCGGGGGGCCTCACATCATGGCATCGACCAATTTTCCGGCCAGCCATCCGCTGGCAGTGAAGGTCTGGGCACGCAAGGCATTCGCCGATGCGGTCAAGGCAACGACCTATGGCAAGCTGACCGGCAAGTCCGATCGCGCCATCGTCCAGGTGAAGGACGAGCTCAAGAAGGAAGGCGATCGCATTCGCTTCCGCATCCGTATGCTCCCGACGGGCATCGGCGTGCAGGACAATGAGACGCTCGAAGGCAAGGAAGAAGGGCTCGACTACAAGCACTTCGACCTGAACCTCGGCGAGAAGCGTCACGCCTTCCAGGTCGACCTCAACCTTTCCGAGAACCGCACGATGGCGAATGTCCGCGAGGACATGAAGGCCGCGCAGCAGGAGTGGCTCGAGGAATATCTCGACACCACGTTCTTCGAGGTGCTGTCGGGTGCTGGCACCGGCCCCGGTGGCGTATCGAAGTATCACCCCTCGGGGATGCTCGGCGGCAATCCGCTGCTCGCGCCCTCGGCGGATCGCATCGTCTATGGCGGCACCGGCGTCGCGGCAAAGGCCGCGCTGCAGGCGACCGACATCATGACGCTGACGGTGCTCGACAAGCTCGCCGAGCGCGCGAAGCTGGCATCGCCGACGATGCGCAAGGGGCTGTTCGACGGCAAGCAGGCGTGGGTCGCGATCCTGCATCCGTGGCAGGTGACGTCGCTGCGCACGAACACGTCGACCGGCCAGTGGCTCGACATCCAGAAGGCCGCGATGATGGGCGGCAAGGTCAGCGACAACCCGATCTGGGGTGCGGCGCTGGGCATGTACCACGACATCATCCTCGTCGAATCGACGCGCATCCAGACCTTCAGCGACTACGGCGCCGGCGGCAACGTGCGTGCGGCTCGCGGGCTGCTGCTCGGGGCGCAGGCCGGTGTGGTGGCGCATGGCGTCGGCGCCGATGACAAGGGCCGCACCAAGGTGGTCGAGAAGGAGAAGGACTACGGCAAGTATCTGGGCAGCGGCATGACCATGATCTGGGGCATGTCGAAGGTCCGTTTCGAGGGCCAGTCCGACTTCGGCGTGTTCGCGTTCGACACCGCGGCGGCGCCGCTCACGTAATCGGGGATCGGGGAGCCGGTCGCCCGGCTCCCCTTCCCATGCAGGGGTAAACCACATGGCTATCATCAATACTCTCGCGCTGGCGGCCACGCTGACGCCCGCGCTCGATGTCGGCACTCATCACCAGAAGCGTTCCGTCGTCGTACCGGCGGCGGGCGTCGCGAACGGCGACCTGATCGAGCTGCAGACGTTCAATCGCGCCGGTACGCTCGTGAAGGTCGATCTCGCAGTCTCGGCCACGCTCGGCGCCGGCGCTACCGTCAAGCTGGCGGTCGGAGACGGCACCACGAACGTCGATATCACCGGCGCCACCACGGCGGGCGGCGCATCGAAGGTGAACGGCAACACCATCGGCCCGGTCGACTATGCGGCGGGCTCGAAGCTGTACGCGATCGTTGGCGGCGCGAACGTCAGCGCATCGGCCACGCTGCGTTACGATCTGCTTCGGCAGGCATCGTAACCGCGGGGGGCGTGGGGCGTGCCGATCATCTATGGTTCGGGCGGCGATCCGCTCAGCTGGGCCGACGCCCGAACCAAGGTTCGGACCGATCTGTGGCGACCGGGTACGGCGGGGGTGCCCGACGACGTTGCCGACCGGGCGCTCCACGCCGCATTGCGCAAGCTCGAGAGCGAGCGGCGCTGGCTCTGGCTGCAGAACGTCCCCGCGACGATCACGGCCGATGCCGAAACGCAGACGATCGAGCGGCCGGCAGATTGCGGCGCGGTGAACGCGCTGTCCTATCTGTCGGGACCACGCGGCTATGATCTGCTCACGCCGATTTCGATCGCGGCGGCGCGCGCGTCGGCACGCGGCACCTATGTCGGCAGTCCCCAGGCGTACGCGCTGGGCGACGATCGCATCCACCTCGATTGCAAGGTGGCGGCGGGAACGCAGTTCGAGATCCTGTACCGCTCGCGGACGCCGCTCGACGTGGCGCAGGCGATCGAGGCACCGCCGCTGCACCTGACCACGCGCACGGCGCCCGTCATCGCATGGGCGTGCTCGCTGGTCGCGCTGAGCTATCTCAAGAACGAGGCCGAAGCGGCGCGGCAGCGTGCGGCCTACGACGCGCACGTCGAAACCCTGATGAACGAGGACGATGACGCGGCCGGCGATGCGCACGGCGGCTTCGTCGTGCCCGACATTCGCCTGCACATCGCGGCGCATGGCGCGGGGGATTATTGATGCCCGACACGATCACGCTGAACCTCGAGTTCAACCTGCCCGAAGTCGGCGGCTCGGCCGATACGTGGGGCGCGAAGCTGAACGCGAATTGGGTGAAGGCCGACGCCGAGATTTTCTCGAAGGCCACCAAGCTCGATCCGATCTTCGCGGCGACGAACAGCATCACGACGCTCGTGCAACCGGGCGACGTGCGCGCATCCGCGCCGCCAGCGTTCGCGGGCACAGCGGGTGCCTCGCCCGGCTGGCGGTTCACGCCGTTCGTCGGGTCGGTCAGCTACATTATGGGCCATGCCGACGGCAGCGTCATGGTCGGCCCGCAATTCCGCGTCGGGTTCGGCGCCACGCCCGACTTCGCTGTCGTTCCGGGTGGCGACGGTTTTTTCGCGGGCGACGCAACGGCGGTGGCGTTTTTCACCTCGTCGGATCAGGCGCTCAAGCAGGACATCGAGGAAATCGACGGGGAGACGGCACTGACGGCGCTGCGCGCGGTCGGGGCGCACAGCTATACGCGCAACGGCGTCCCCGAGTTCGGCGTCATCGCGCAACGGCTTGAGCAGGCGGGGCTCGATCGGCTGGTGACGGTCGGCCCCGACACGTACCGGCGCGTCAATTACAACGGCCTGATCGCCGAGCTGATCGCGGCGCTGATCCATATCGACGATCGCCTGCGCGCGCTTGAGCCGCCGGCGCCGTGACGTTCGCGCAAACCGAGATCGGCTTCGCGCCCGGCCTGTTCGCCAACCGCTCGCGGCGTGCGTCGAAAGCGCGCTGGGTCGATGGCGACTTCGTGCGCTTCCGCGACGGCGTGCCCGCGCAGATGGGCGGCTGGGTCGCAGCCGATGTTGATGGCGGCCCGATCGAGGGCAAGGCGCGCGATATGTTCGCCTGGCAACCGAACACGTTGTTCGCGAGCTATGCGGCGCTCGGCACGCACTCGCACGTCTATCGGTACGACGGCTCGATGCTGATCGACATCACGCCGACGACGATCGTGGAAGGCTATGAGAGCGCGACAATCGGCATGGGGTACAGCGTCGGCCCCTTCGGCGGCGGCGCCTATGGCACTCCGCGCACGTCGGGCGGCATCCCCCTGAAAGCGACGACGTGGACGTTCGACGCGTTCGGCGAAATCCTGCTCGGCTGCTTCACCGGCGACGGCTCGATCTACGAGCACTCGCCGTATGATGCGGACCCGATGACGCTGGTTGCGAACGCTCCGAAGGCGGCGGCGATCTGCGTGTCGGACGAGCGGCATGTGTTCGCCTTCGGCTGCGACGGCAACCCGAACCTCGTGCGCTGGTCAGATCGCGAGAATCGCTCGGACTGGTCGCCGCGGTCGAGCAATCGCGCGGGCAGCTACGACATGCAGGCGACGTCGCCGTTCCAGTGCGGACGCCGCGTCGCGGGCTCGGTGCTCGCATGGACGCAAACCGAGCTGTTCGAGTTCGCGCCGCTCTCGAACGCGCTGGTCTATTCGCAGCGCCGGATCGGCTCGAATTGCGGCGCGCTCGGCCCGCACGCGGTCGCGGTGCTGAACGACGCGCGCGGCGGCCTCGCCTACTGGATGGGGCGCGATAATTTCTTCGTGTTCGACGGCATCGTGCGGCCCCTGCCATGCGAGCTGTGGGATTACGTCTATCGCGACATCAATCTCGACCAGCGCGTGAAGTGCGTCGCGCGCACGAACGTCGAGTTCGGGGAGGTGTGGTTCTTCTATCCGTCGGCGGGGTCGGCCGAGGTCGATCGCGCGGTGGTGTTCAGCTACGAGACGGGGACGTGGACCAAGGGCACGTTGCCGCGACTGGCGTGGCTCGATGCCGGCATCTTCCCCAAGCCGCTCGGCGTCGATGCAGCGGGCGTGATCTTCCAGCATGAGGTCGGCGACGACGCCGCTGGCGATCCGATTCCCAGCTTCGTGCTGTCGCACCCGCTCACGATCGGCGTTGGCGAGCGTCTGACCGAGCTGTCGGCGTTCTGGCCCGATCTCGAGCCCGGCTCGGGCGGTTGTGACCTGACCGTGATCGCCCGCGACTATCCCGGCGGCCCGCCGATGTCGTTCGGCCCCTACCCGTTCGATTCCAGCGTCGAGAAAATCGACCTGTCGATAGCGGCACGCGAGGTGCAGTTGCGCATCGCCGGTGTCTCCGGGCGGTGGGAGCTCGGCGCGCCGCTGCTCACGATCCAAGGCGGGGGGCTGCGATGAGCCCGCGCGAGCTGCAGGACATGGAACGCGAGAAGCGCCGTGTCGATAATCTCGAGCGCAAGCAGCGGCAGGCGCAGGACGAGGACGTCATCTTGGATGGCGACCGCCGGCTGGTGCTCCGCTCGCCCGACGGCAGCTATTGGGCGCTAACGGTCAGCGATGCCGGCGCGGTGGCGGCCCGACCGATCGGCGGCCGGCCATGACGGTGCTTGCCCATATCGCTCCCGCCGAGCTGCGCGGCGTGTGGCAGCGTATCCGCCCGCGTGTCGAGGCGATCGCGACCAAGCAGGCCGAAGCGTGGATCGCCGACGACGTGTTTGCCGAGATCCTCGCGGGCACGGCATGGCTGTGGGCGACGCCCGATCTGGGATGCTTCGTGGTGCTCCAGGTGGCCGCGACCGCCTATGACCGCGCGCTGCACGTCTGGATCGCGTCGGAAGAAACCGACGCCCGCGCGGTGGACTTCATGCCGCAGCTGCAGGCGATCGCCCGCGAGGCTCAGTGCAGCCGCGTCGATTTCGTCAGCGCGCGCCGGTGGGAGCGCGCGCTCCCCGGCCTGCGCGTCCGTCGCATCTACTCGTTCGAGGCTTAGGGGGCACCATGTCGTCGGGTAAGAAAACCACTACGACCACCCAGCAGTCGGGCACCTCGCAGGTGCAGCTGCCAGCGTGGATGACGGCGGCCGGCGAGCAGCTGTACCGCGACGCTTCGCAGACGGCGGCGGCCAATCCGGTGCAGGCGTATGACGGGCCGCGCGTCGCGGGCATGACGGGCTCGCAGCAGCAGGCGGGCGCGATCGCCCAGCAGTCGGCCGGGGGCTATCAGGCCGATCTGAACCGGGCGCGGCAATACACGTCGCAGGCGACGCAGGGGATGCCGCAGGTGTCGGCGCAGAATGTCGGCGCCAACGGTATGCAGGCAGCGCAGCAGCAGTGGACCGGGCCGGGCCAGATGCAGAGCGTGAGCGGCCAGAAGGCCCAGGTGTCGCAATGGAACCCGGCGACCGCCGGCACCGCGCCGATGATGCAGGGCGCGCAGCAGGGCGTGTCGCTGGTCGGGGGTGCGCCGCAGATGTCGGCCGCGCAGCAGCGCGATCTCGCGACCTATCAGGCGGCGATGCAGAACCAGAACCGGCAGGTGGGCGTCGGCATGTTCGACCAGCGAGCGGCCGAGCAGTACATGAACCCGTATCTGGGGGCGGTGCGCGACAACAGCGTGCGCGAAATGCAGCGCATCAACGGCATGGAGCGCGCCGCGCTGAACGACAATGCTCAGGCGGCGGCGGCGTTCGGCGGCACCCGCCACGCGCTGCTTGAGAGCGAGCAGCAGCGCAACCAGAGCGAGAGTATCCTCGACTATCTCGATCAGGCGAACGCGGACGCCTATGCCAACGCGCAGGGCCAGTTCGAGCGCGATCGCACGGCACGGTTCGGCGCCGACACGTTCAACGTTTCGATGGAGGATGCGGTCAACGCGCGGAACGCCGCGGCGCTCAACGCGGCGGGCCAGTTTAACGCGGGTTCGGCGAACCAGATGTACGCCGCCAACGCCGATCGCCAGCAGCAGGCGGGGCTTGCGAACCAGCAGCTCGAAGGCACGTTCCGGCTGTCCGATCAGGCCGCGACGAACGCGATGTACGGTGCGAACGCTGATCGCCAGCAGCAGGCCGGCCTCGCAAATCAGCAGATGCAGGGGCAGTTCAGCCTCGCGAACATGGACGCGCAGAACGCGGCGCGGCAGTGGAACGCGGGCGCGCTCAACCAGGGCTCGCAGGCGAACGCCGATCGCGCGCAGCAGGCGAACCTCGCCAATCAGGGCACGCAGCAGGCATACGACTTCGCGCGGCAGAACGCGCAGAACACCGCGCTCGGCGCCAATGCGGCGTTCCAGCAGCAGGCGGGCCAGTTCAACGCCGACGCCATGAACACGATGGGCCGCGCCAACGCCGATCGGCAGTTCGCAGCATCGCAGGCGAACGCCGGGCTGCACGGCGACTATCAGAACCGCCTGCTCGCGGCCGGACAGCAGTTCGGCCAGATCGGCGAGGCGGGGTCGCAGCTGGCGACGCAGGACATTCTGAACCTGCTTCGCACCGGCGGCTTGGAGCAGGATACCAATCAGGCCGCGCTCGACGCGCGCTATCAGGAGTTCCTGCGGATGCAGGACGCGCCGATGGAGCGGTATCGCGACCTCATGGCGATCCTGAGCGGCACGCCGCGCAACGTCACCACAAGCACCAGCGGCTCGGGCACCCAGACGACGAAGGAACAGGGATCGTTTCTCGATACCGTGCTTGGCCTCGGGCAGCTCGGCTTGTCAGCATATTCGGGCGGTCTGTTCGGAGGGAAGAAGCCAGGATGATCGGGACACGCTTCAATCGCCAGCGCACGCCGGACGGGATGCAGATCAATCCCCTTCCCCCTGCGCCCGCCCAACCACAACCACAGGTTCCCGCCTTCGGAGCAGCAGGCGGTGAACTCCCCGGCCGGGGTACAATCCCGGCCGGGGCGATCAGTCCCGAACCGGAGAAGCCGCGCGGCTTCTTCAACAAGGTGGGCGCCTACCTGAAAGAGCCCGGCGTCGGCGCGGCGCTGTTTCGAAGTGGTGCTGAAACGCTGCGCAATGGCTTCGGCTCGGGGCTGGCGGCGGCGGCGGGTTACATGGACAACCGCAACGAGGAACAGCGGATCGCGCAGCAGTGGCAGCAGGGCTTCGCACTGCAGCAGGATCGTGCGCAGCGCGAGTTCGAAAAGCAGAATGCTGAAGCACAGCGCGCGGCCATGGATCGGCGAACCGATTTGCAGGGGCGCGCGGCTGCAACGCTGATGGGCGTCGACGATCCTGAAGCGATGCGGTCAAGTCTCGAACCCTTCCGGGCAGCGTTCGAAGCGGAAGGGCTGAGCATCGACAGTTTTGATACCAGCCCGCAATCGCTAGCAGCGATGGCGGCGATGTCGCGCTCACCTGACCAGATCCTCGGCGATCATCGCATCAACTGGATGCCGATCGCGCCAGGGGCAACGATCCAAGGGTTCAGCGGCCCACGCAACATCCCGTTGCCGAGCGGTGCCGGCCGTAGCGGTGGCGCGGCGCCGGCCCGAATCACGAGCGAACGAGAGATGCGCGAGCTGCCGCCCGGCGCCGAGTTCATAGCACCGGACGGCAGCCGTCGGCGCGTTCCGGGGGGAGGTGCGACCCCAGCCGGGTCGCGTACCTTTCGCTGACCCTTTCGGTGCTCCGGGGCGTATGACCAGCGGCAGGCGAACGCCGGAAGGAAACCGGCTCGTTGGTGGCGTACCTCGCAGCGCGCATCTGCGAGGCGATGCGAGCGATCATGTGGGAACCACAGACGCGGCGCTTCGAGCCTATTTCGGGCCAGCTGCAAAGATCGGCTGGCACAGCGACCATTACCATGTCGAGCAGCCGGGATACGGGCGCGTGCCCTATTTCGGAAAGCGCGGCACCACGGGGGCACGATGATGATCGGAACGCGGTTCGCACAGTCGCAGCGCCAGCAGGCTCCGCAAGAGCAGGATCGCTGGTGGGAAAAATACGAGGCAGTGGACGAAGCGTCCGCCGATCGCGCGGCGCCACCGCAACAGCGCTCGATCCCACCCGTCATTCACGGCCCGCCGCCCTCGCCCCCGCCTCCGCCGTCCCCGCTCGAACAGGGGCGGTTCGACATCGCGGTTCGTGGGGAACAGCGGGCGGATGAGGCGGACGCACGGGCGGCGCAGTCGCATCTTCTGCAAATGCAGAAGATGCAGCAGGACATGGAGCAGGCGGAAACAGGCCGCCAGAGCCCGGCGAATATTGACGCGCTTTCGGAGCAAATCAGCCGCGTCCGTCAGCTCTATAATCAGAGCCTGCGCGGGAAAGGCGTAGGATCGATCATGGAATACCTGCCAACCGGCGAGAACCGAGCGTTCGATTCGGCGGCAGCTGGTCTCGCCGATCAGGCTTTGGCTGCATTCCGCGTGCCAGGGGTTGGCGCGCAGAGCGATCGTGAGCTTCAAGCGTTTGTGATGGCCAACCAGCCGCGCGCTGGCGATTTCGATGAGGCCATCGAGGAGAAGTTGCTTAACCTCCAACGTCGCGTCGATGCGCGTCGTGGCGAACTAGGGCTACCGGGATGGAACTATGAGGCCGGCGCCCCCATCGCCGCCGCCCCCGCCGCCCCCGCCGCCCCAGGCGGCTCGCAACCCGCCGCGCCAGAGAGCCCGGACGTAGCGCAGCCGCGCGGCGCTGTTCGCTTCAACGACGAGATGCCAGACGTTTCCGCCCAGGCTACGCGCCTAACGCCGGAGCAGCAGCGAGCCTTTCAGGCGTTGGCGCAGAGCGGGGCGAGCGAAGCGACGTTGATGGCGTTTGCGCAGGATGCAGGCTTGGGAAGCGATCCTTCGAATGTGAAGGCGATCGTCGAGTTCTACGCCAAACCCGAAAATCGCAACTCGCCGCTCGGCGTCGACTATTCGGAAATCGATCGCCTGCGCCCGGTCGATGCCGGCGATGGAGCGGCGGGCGCTGCTGCGCGCGGTGCGCTCGATTCGCTGACGCTCGGCTTCTCCGACGAAATCGGCGCTGGCGTCGATACGGCGTTCAAAGGCGGCAGCTATGCCGAGAATGTTGACCGCCGACGCGGCATGGCAGCGTTCGACGAGCAGGACAGCCCGCTCGCCCGGATGGGCGGCCAGTTCGCGGGCGGGCTCGCAATGCCCATGGGCGGCGCGCGAACCGCAGCTCAAGTCGGCAAGGCCGGCGCGGCATATGGCGCAGCCTATGGCGCGGGCAGCGCGGACAATGGCGACCGCCTCCTCGGCGCCGTCGGCGGCGGGGCACTGGGCGGCGCTGCTGGATACGGTTTGACGCGAGCAGCAGCGGGGATCGGCACCAAGCACGCCGCGCGCGCCGCCGAGCGCCAGCAGCGCGACGCTTTGCTTGCAGCGTCGCAACGCCAGCGTGTGCCGCTCACCATTCCCGACATCGCCCCCGGTGCGCGCGGCACGTTTGCCGGCGCTGAAGCCATCCCCGGCGGCGGCATGATGGCCAATCGGGCGATGAACCGCGGCGACCAGGCTATCGAAAAGCGGGTCGCAGAGATCGGCGGCGGGGGAAATGTGCTCGACCGCCAAGTGCTCGGCGAGACGCTGCGCAGCGCGGGCAAGGGCTATGTCGATCGATCGGGCGATATCGGTCGCCGCGCGTATCGGCTCGCCGAGCAGCGGGCGGGCGGACAGCAAATCACGCCTACCGAGATGCTGCGCTCGATCGACGAGCAGCTCGCCGATCTGGGGCGTTCGCCCGAGGTGAACCGCGAAACGATCGATCTGTTGAACCGCTATCGCTCCGATCTGGTCGATCCCACCGGCGCACCTAAGGCGCTGGACCTCGACGTCATCCGGCAGCAGCGCACCAACCTACGCGGCAAGACGAACGTCGACGGCCTGCGCGGCACCGACGCGGAGCGACGTATGGGCATGGCGCTGGATGCAGCCTCGAACGATATAGCCGCACAGCTCCCGGCTGGCGCAAAAGCCGCCTACGACCGCGCGGACCGCCTGTGGAAGGGGCGTAGCGATACGATCGACCGTGTGATCTCCGAGTTCATCGGCCAGAAAGACGGGCAGTTTTCGGCCGAGCAGGTGGCAGGCAATCTCACCAACATGACCAGCCCCCGGCGTGGGAACGCCGCCGCGCTGCGCTCGATGATGGAAAAGCTCGATCCGCAGCAGCGCGCCGACGTAGCGACGACGATCGCCGCCCAGCTGGGGCGACGCGGTGATGACGGGGAGAATGCGTTCAGCCCGGCGAAGTTCTTCACCGATCTGCAGCGCTACAGTCCGCAGGCGCGGCAAGCTATTTGGGGGAAGGATGGTGCGCGCGACCTTTCCGATCTCGCAAAGATTGCGGAGCAGAAGTCGGCGACGCGGGGGCGGCTGAATAACAGCAGCTCCGGGCGCACGGTCAATTTCCGCAACGCCATGCAAGTGCTGCTTGGGGGCGGCGCCGCGGTATCGGCAGGCGCCGGAAGCACACTCGGAGTTGGCTTGGCTGCAGCGACCACAGGCAGTGCTATGGCTACCGCCGCAATCCTCGGCTCTCCAAAGGCGGTTCGCGCGCTGGCATATATCGGCCGTGCCACGTCGCTCGAAAAGCAGTCGCGCGGGATGCGGATGCTTGCGGCGGTGGCGGCGCAGGAACCGGCGCTGGCGCAGGACATCGTACCGATTCGCGAAATGTTGGAGCAAGAGTGGGCGAAGGACGCGCGCACTCGGCCGTCCTCGCCGCGCTAGTCGGGCGGCCAGCGCACAGCGAAACCGCGTCGGAGCATTTCAGCGCCCACATCGCGCCCGCGAACCCAGCAGCGCGCTACGATGCGACGGTAAGGATCGCGTGCCTGGAAGCCCGAGCGGCGCGGATCGGCGTCGACATGCTCGCACGGGAGATCGCGACCGTCGATCATCGCGGCGAGCGCGGCCTTCGACGCCCGGCCATCACCGGGGGGCGCAGTCGCGTCCGCGTCGGCATGCCCGCATTTCGGGCGCATCAATGCGCGCAAGGCGGATGCGCGTCACACCGTCAACGGGTTCTGCGCAGCGGATGGTATCGCCATCGATCGCCAGCGCGGCGAGGCAGACAAATATCAGCGACGGATTTCCTTGCAGACATTCACCCGAGCGCCGGCATCCCAACGGCAGTGTCGGCCACACTCGTATGTCACTGGCTGTCCAGCGGGGAGAGAAAGCATGGAAGCCGTTGCGGCGGCTTGGCATTCGTCAAATGTCTTGAAACCCACCATCGCTATCGAGATTTCGCCGCGATTCGCGTCAGGGTGGACAAAGGCATCCCACTCGCCGGCTGGCGAACAACTGGTCAAACAGACCATTACCATGGCTGTGGCGACCCGGTAGGCCATCAATCCCGGGCCTGCTGGCGCATAGCCGCCCCGTCGACCCAATCGACACGATCAGTAAGCCGCTCGATCGCCTTATGAAGGTCGGCCACCTCCCGTTCTAGAGCCGCAATCCTCTCGTCACGATCGCGCTCTGCTTCGTCGCCTTCGAACGAGGCCTCAAGGCGAGCCACAGCTTCCGCGTTCATGGATCGGCCGCTCAGTTCTGCTGCGTTTGCCAACCGTTCGCGCATGCCAACGGGAAGGCGAAGCAAAAAGCGAGGAGCCTGGTCACTAGGCGGTTTCGGCAAGGGGAGGCTCCACACTGATATCGCCTCGGATATTTCGCTTGACCGATTCGCACAATGCTGCGAGTTTATCCGCCTCGCAACCATTGTTGAAAGGAACGAACCAGTGGGCCGACGATATCCAAGCGATGAGGCCACGCGATTCCTGCTTCGGCTGACGCCGGAGAAGCACGCGCAGCTGAAGTCCCGTGCGGAGGCGGGCTATCGATCAATGAACGCGGAAATCAATTCTCTGATCGATCGCGGTCTAGCCGGCGATCCCCCTGAACCGAAAAACGGCGTCTGAGCACCGGCCTTCGAAACCCGCTCAGACGCCGCCCGTACCAAACCAGCGCGGAAACGCGCCAATCGGAGTGCGCAAACTATGCGATCCCCTGAAAAAATCAACACCGTGGTCAGTCGCCGCGGCATTCTCGGCGCGCTTGCCGCCGCCGCTCCTGCCGTAGCGATCGGCATCCCCGCCGCTGCCGCTCCCGTCTCGAACTGGGACGCGCTGCGCGATATTTCCGGCATCATCGCCGACGAGCCGGTTCACGCGAAATGGACGTTGCTGTGGGAGCGCGTCTCGCGTGCCCGCGGGGAGTGGCACGCCGCGCGTGCCAAGCTGGAAAACCGGCCGTACAATCGACGGGCGCTCGCCATGTTCGAGCGCGAAGCCGAGGTCGCGTATATCGAGGCGATCGGCGCGCTGCTCGACGAGCCAGCCCCCTCGCCGCTGGCGGCGTTGCAGAAAATCGCCGTCACGCTGGAGCCGGGCTTCGCGCAGGACGTGCGCCAGTCGATCACGCGCGATCTGGTGATGCGGGGCGCGCGGTGAGCGCGCATCCGAAGCCGCGCCAGCCCCGGCGGCGTAACCGCTACCGCGATGGCGACCTGCTGACGAAGGCCGGATTCGAGGCCGTCGTGAAGCGGCTGGCGAAGGGCGGTGGGCAGGCGATGGACCCGGCGCGCGCCTATGACGCCACGATCGAGCTGCTGGTCGCGCACCAGAAGCGGCTCGGCCACCCGCACATGAACAACCTTCTGGAAGTCGCGCAGCATCTGGCGGCGCAGGCACATGCATTCACGAAAGGAGCGACACGATGAACGAACTGGTGTTTCAGGGCGCGCAATTGGCAGCGATCGAGCGCGACGGCAAAATGTGGGTGACGGCGCCTGACCTGTCCCGGTTCCTCGGGTACAGCCGCGCGGACAAGGTAACGCAACTCTACAATCGTCATGCCGACGAGTTTCACCCAACCATGACGCAGGTTTTTCGAGAATCTCAATTTGGCGTTCTCGAAGGCGGCGCACACCCTCAAATTGAGGTTCTCGATAATCGGCGCGGCAATCTGGTCAACGAGGTCCGCCTGTTCTCGCTGCGCGGGGCACATCTTGTGGCGATGCTGGCGAAAACGGAGATGGGCAAAGCGTGCCGGCGGTGGATGCTCGATCTCGCCGAGCGCGAGAGCGCCACCCATCTGCCGCACAGCTACGAGCTGCAGAAAGATTGGGTGATAACAATTCGCGACCTGTTCGGCGAGGACGATGCCCGCAAGACGGCGATCGGGTTCGGTTGGCCCGTCGCAAAGAAGCGCCGTTCGCTCGTGAAGGTGACAGACGACGACATTCTGCTCGGCCAGCTGACGCGCGCGGCGATCCCCCTCGCCCGAGCCTCCCGCTATGGCTTCTCGCCCGACGAGCTTTGCCGTCGGGCCGATGTATCGCCCGCACGGATCACGCCGCGCATGTGGGAGAGCTTCGCCCTATGGGCGCAGGCCGCAGGCTTGCACCGCAGCCATGCGCGCCCCGGTGGGGGAATGCCGGTCGACGTGTGGCGGTTGCCGGCCGTTTGAATGCTTAGCGCCTAGCGTTCAGGCCACCCGTCGCGTATAGCGCACTGGCTGCTCCACCAATTCTAACCGGCGACGCCGGATGGTGGGGGCATGTCTGCATATCATGCTGATCGTTCGTTCGCCTCTGCGATGGGGGGCGAGGACGAATGAAGCTGTTCCGTGAAGTCGTGCAGGATCGGTTCGGCAATGTCCGCGCCCTCGTGCCCGTCGAAATCCGGCTGGCCGGCACGACGACGAAAGCCACGCTGTACGCGACCGATGACGTCGGGGGCGATGTTCTCGTCAATCCCCAGGCGACCGACAACAACGGCTATCTCGAGGCGTACATCGCCGACGGCACGTTCGACCTCGTGGTCGCGCCGGGTCAGCCCGGATCGTACACCATCCCAGACGTCCAGCACGCCGATCTGATCGGGCTGCGCTCGGCGGTGCTTGCTGACTATGAGGTTGCAGCAGCGAACGCAGCGGACAGCGTTGCCGGCAATCTGCAGCCAATCGTTGGTGAAGCACAGGCGGGTGCCGCGCAGGCGCAAGCGTGGGCGACGAGCGCGGGCGCGCCCGATCCTGCAACGCCGACGATCAAGTCTGCGCGGGGCTACGCGATCGAGGCTGACGCCAAGTCTCAAGCGGCCGGTGTCTCCGCTGCCGTGGCGTTGACCGCTGCTGGACCCAATTACGCCAACGCGGCGGCCGGTTTGGCAGCAACCAGCGTGGGCCAGTCGTTTGCCGTGTTCGACGGCATCAACACCGTGACGATCTATCGCCACGATGCCGGCCCGGTCGCAACGGTGCTTCGCCGCTATCCCTTCGATCTCGTCCCGCGTCTTGCCGATCAGGACCGCCGGATTGCCGCGACCATTTCGCCCACTGTGGCGGCCCTACGGCTCGGCTGGGAAGGCACCGCTGGCGCCGCTACGGCCGAGGCGAAGATCACCAGCTTTCAGCAGCCGATCGCGCACGCGACTGCTGTGACCGAGCGGTGGCGCGGTATGGTGCGGACTGCTGGCCTGCATTTCCATGCGCCGTACGACGCGACGACGATGCTGATCGACAACCCGGATACGGGGCAGTCGTGGCAGGTCGATTTCGGGCTAGAGCTCTCGGGCACGCAGAAGTTTCGCCAGCTCGTCGTCACGGATAGCGGGCTCATCATCTGCATCCCTTATTCGGCGACCTGGTTTCTGGTGATCGACCCGCGCACGATGGTCGATGGCGATCCGCGCACGATCAAGGGCTGGCGCGAAACCTTCGGCCTGCCGGCGGCGGCGCTATCGGGCGCGGGCAAATACGACGGCGGAACGCTGATCGGGGATACGCTGGTCTGCGCTCCCTTCAACGCAACGTCCGTCCCCTTCATCGACGTGAAGAACATGACGGGCCGGGTGCTGACCGCCACCCAGCTCGGCCTGACCTCGACCGCGCTCAACGGCTCGGCGAAGTATTCGGACGTCGTGAGCATCGGCAGCAAGGCGTATTGCGTCGCCTTCGGTGCAGCAAACTTCCTCGTCATCGACGTGCCCACCGAGACGGCAACGCAGCCGACCTTCGGTCTTACGCTGAGCGACGCCAACAAGTTCTCCAGCGCGATCGTCGTCGGCAAGCTGATCTATCTGTGCCCGTTCACGTCGGCCGATGTGGGCGTGCTCGATACGGTCGCCGGGACGGGAAGCCGGACCGCGATGGGCGCCAGTCTCACCGGCAACAACAAGTGGCGGAAGATCGTGCGCGTCAGCCGCAAGCTGGTGTGCGTCCCCGGCGACGCGAACGACTTCCTCGAGATCGACCTCGATAACACCAGCGGCAGCACATTCGGGACCGCGACGCGCAAGGCGTATAGCATCTATGACGTGCGCGTTCCGGGCACGACGGGCACGCTCCCCAACGGCACCAAATGGTCGGGCGCCCTCGCATATGGGGACGTCATCCATGGTTGCCCCTGCGGCACCACGCAGGCCGGGCAGGACATCCTGCTGCTCGACATGGCGGCGAACGCCGGCGCCGGGCAGGCGATGCACACCGACAGGCGCGTGTTTCTGCCAACGGGCGTTACGGGTAGCACCAAGTGGTTCGGAGCAAACGGCCACCCGAACGGCTGGAACTACTGCTGGCCGGCATCGGCGACCGACTTCCTGATCTTCCGCGATGACGATCCCGACAACGACTTCCCCGTCGCCGTGCGGCACAATCTCGGCCTCACGCTCACCGATGGCGACCAGAAGTTCCAGGGCGGCTTCCTCACCGGCGATCTCAAGCTCGGCTCGTTTCCGCGCAGTCAAGAGACGCGGATGTGCTTCATCGATCCGGCGGACAAGACCGCATCGCCCTACGGCACCGCGATCCTAACCGACTTCGGCGGCGCGACCGATCTTGATACCGGCGCGACGGGCGTTCCGCTCGGCACCGGAGCAGTCGACGAGCAAAAGTGGCATTCCAGCGACGTCGGCATGGACGGCTGCGCCTATGGCATTCCGTACAATGCCGAGAAGGTAATCATCTACGATTACCGCAATCCCGACGCCAGCAAGATCATGCTGACCAACTTCGGGCTCGATCTATCGGGGATCGATAAGTGGGTGGGTACCGTGCTGTACCCGAATGGCTGGCTGGTCTGCGCACCGCGCAGCCACTCCAAGATCCTCATCATCGACACCAATCCACAGTCGCCGACGTACCGGCAGGCGTGGCTCGTCGACTGCGGCAAGGACATCAACGCGCTCAGCCTCGCTGGTCAGACGACGCTGAAATACTCGTTTCCGCAGATCGGCGCGGACGGCCGCATCTATTTCATGCCGCGCACCGCGCGCAACGTGATGGTGCTCGATCCGTCCGACACTAGCGAGCACCCGTTCGGCAAGCTGACCTTCGAGACGGGCGGGCTCGACATGACGCCACTCGGGACGCTGGCTGGCTCGGGCTACACGATCGCCGCGAAAACCGGCCCTGACGGCGTGATCCTCGCAGCCGCGGTTGGCGGCACGCTGGCGGGCGTCGGGCACTTCCTGTTCATCAATACGATGACCGGTGTTTGGCGGTGGAGCGATCTCGGCCTTCAGAGCCAGCTCAACGCGTCGAACAAGGTTGCGGGATGCATGCACACGCTGGCGGGCAAGCTGATCTTCATCCCGCGCTCGGCCAATTTCGCGATCCAGGTGAAGCTCAAAGGCGTGCCACCGCTGCCGGCGGCGGCCGTGCTCGGGCCGTATCTCAACAAGTGCTGAGGCCGCTGTGATGTCGCTCCTCGACGCTATCCCCTCGATGCTCGGTGCCGGCGCCAGCGGCGGCCTGCTGACGGCGTGGTGGGCGCACCAGCGGCACAAGCGCCGGCAGAGCGATAGCGTCGCGCTCGACATGGTGGCGAAGCAGGACGCGCGCATAGCGGCGCTCGAAGCGCGCATCGCGTCCGATCGCAAGGCGGCCGAGGCGCGGGAGGAGCTGTGCGAGGCGCAGCTGTCGCTCGTCCGGCACGAGCTCAAGAACGTCGAGGGGGCGTTTGACGCGCTGTTGCTGGCGCTGCGTCACGCGCCGCCCGAGCGGTTCGCGGCGATCATCGACGAGGTGACGGAGATGCGTCGCGCGCGGCGCGTCGAGCAGGCCGAGCGACGGGGCGAGGTACGGCAAGAGGTTCAGGTCGAAGTGAGCGGGCGAAACCTGCGTGATCGCGCGCGGGCCGACCTGGAAACGTGATCGATTGGGAGTTGGACGCCCTCACGATGGGCGTCCTCTCCCTCGCACTGATTTACGAGGAGGCGGGGATGCAGCTGAGCAAGCACTTCAATCTGAGGGAGTTCACCCGGTCGCAGACGGCGGCGCGGCGGGACATTCCGAACGTGCCGGGCAAGGCCGAGACGGCGGCGCTCAAGCTGCTGTGCGAGAAGGTGCTCGAGCCGATCCGCGAGCAGTTCGGGCCGGTGATGATCTCGTCGGGCTATCGCTCGCCGCGGCTGAACGCGGCGATCGGCAGCGGGCCGATGTCGCAGCACACCAAGGGGCAGGCCGCCGACTTTGAGGTGCCCGGCGTCTCGAATTACGAGGTCGCGCGCTGGGTGCAGCGGAACCTCGCGTTCGACCAACTGATCTTGGAGATGTGGAAGAAGGGCGATCCGAACGCCGGCTGGATTCACGTCAGCTTCCGCGAGCCGAACCGCAACCAGGTGCTAACCTATGACGGCCGGGGCTACTCGACCGGGTTGCGTGCGGCGTGAGGTGGCTCCGCGCCTGCGTGCGCGCGCTGGGCGACCCTGAGGGACGTCGCGGGGCGGCGCTGATCTTCCTCGCGGCCGGCGGCGTCGCGATGACGGCATATGCGTCCTACGCGCTGTGGCTGGTGCGCGCGCGCCCCGACTTCGCGTTCTACCTCGGCGCCGGCGCGCTGATCCTGATCGCGATCGTCCTGACCGGGTTCGCGGGGCTGCTGGTGAAGCGCAGCGTCAAGGGCGGCATCGGTGTCGCCACGTTCGAGGTGACGGACCAACCGGGCGGCACGACGACGAGCGCCCGCATCGAGGGGGAAAGCGCATGAGGCTGTATCTGTGGCTGGGCGGCGCTGTCGTCGCCCTCGCGCTCATCATCGGCGCCTATGCCTATGGCGTCGGCGTCGGCCGCGATCGGCAACTGGCGGACGATCGCGCGGCGATGGATCGCGCCTCGACCGCCATGAAGCACGCCGGCGATGCCTATGCCCTGCGCGACGCCGCCGCTGCCAGCCGCGACGTCGAACGCGAAACCGTCTTTCGGGAGATTGTCCGTGAAGTACCGCGCATCATTGACCGCCATGTCTATCGCAACATCTGCGTTGATGCTGACGGGGTGCAGCTTCTTCGCGAAGCAACTGCCGCCGCAAACGGTGAGCCAGCGCCCCGCCGCTGATCTCATGGCCGAGCCGGGGAAGTTCGCGCCCCCGCCCGTCACCACCGATCCGGCGACCGGGGCGGCTGCGATGTCGGGCGCCGATGCGCTGCCGTGGGCGATCGACACGCTGCGCCTGGGCGGCGACATTCGCGCGCGGCTGATCCGCCTGCAGGACTATGTGCGAACGGCGGTTCTGGGCGAAACGTCTACCCCCGAGCCGCTAAGCGATTGA